ACTTCAATGTGATTAGACACAAATCTAAACTTATCAACTATGTTGGCAGTCGTTGCAGGCGTACCAAACATTGTACCAAAGTCAGAATAAAGTATGCCAGTCCACACAGTGGTAGCCAAAATAGGTGTACCAGCTGTAACAGATGTAGACCAAAATGCTATTCCTGGTGTAGGTAATAACATGTAATAGACATCAACACTCGGAGTTCCATAACCTTGAGGGAATACTCCACGATGTTTCTTAACCAATGAAGGTCCATGAAAATCGTCTGGGACTCCTCCAACGTCATTGGCTGCAAAGTCAGGGGGTGCAAAAGCACACTTCAGAAATGATAATCCCTCCTTAGTCACCCTTTCTCCTTGCGATAATCGGATTTTATTGAGTTTTCTCATTCCAGTGTCAGCTCCACCAGGCAAAGGATAGACATTCTGCATAACAGAAGAACTAGTACCGAATCGGGTGACTCGGTTCAACCTCTGTCTAGTACGCTTATTACGGTTTCGTTCTCGTCGTCTTTCTGTTTGTTGAGCTGTTCGTCCTTTAGTTGTCACCACTGTCGTTTGCACGACAGGGCGACGTCTTTGGGGTAACGGAGGTAGTTGTCGTCTCGTGGTTATAGTCGTCATCTTCAATCACAACTTGAGCCCCCACCAGCTCAGTGTACCCTACCGTCTCAATAAGTTGCATAATCTCCTTAAATTCCGGATGATCTCTCATGTCATCAACAAATCCTGTCATAAACATACGATATTCATACTCATCTTTCGGTATATTGTGCAACAAATTCATTAAGATCTTCTCCAAATTGACTGGCCAAGACTTGTTCTTTTGATAAACGCGACTACAGAACTCAAATGAATCCTTAACCAAATCATAAGTTTTGATTTTAAACCCATACAGAGCATATTTCTGTATTGCGTCAGTGACATCTTGTTCAACTGCGTCATCTCCAGCACATATATTATGAATTGCTCCAACCAATATAGCTAGAAAATTTCGCATAGATGAATTGCCTCTACTAGTCTTAAACTTTCCAGAATTCACGATCCCTAAAAACGAATTCAAAACCATCGTTCCATCAGAAAACTGATAGACACTTTTCCCTTCCAATATCGCACTAATGCGAATTAGATGCTTCCAAGTGTCTGCTAACGGGTCATCCTTGTCTTCACAAAGATCTATCATTCCTTCAGCATCTTCTTCGAGCTGCCACTGATCAACATTCCAGTCCCAACCTTCAACATCCGAAGCTCTCATAGGACACGGTTTACCAACAACATCCTCATACACTGCTTCATTGTCTTCCTGAGTAAAGCCTATTCCTGGTTTAGATGGGATATTCTTCCAGTTAGCAATTTCCAACTTGGTCAAATGTCTCATCAAAAGCATCTCTATGAATTTATCAACTATTGAAACCGAGTGTATTAAACGGACTCTGCCTTCTTGTATTTTTGCTTGCTTATGGGGTTCCCCCTTAACGAATACTCGCACAGGATCCATAAGACCACTGCCTACAAGATCCTTTGAGCTCATATCTCGAGCTTCAGCAAGTGATGTATACAGTCTAGCTTTAATCCGTCCCAACACCAACCCATTGAACCGATCTCCCAATTTCTCAAACAGCTGATCATTACGATCAGCTGTCATAGAGTATGGAACACCAGGACTCGAATCAGGTTTCACGTATTGTTTAAACTCATCAACAATTGACTGCATTGTTTCCCAATCGAACATTTTCCAAAATCGAGGTAGTTTATGAGACATATAAAACTTTCGTTGAATGTCTCTAACTGCCTTTCTTTGAAATTCAGTCGGAACAACTCTATTTCCACTACAAACATGACGGTCACACTGTAGTTTGAAACTAATTTTCTCCGCTTCGCAGCTCCTATCAGGCCAACCATACTTTCGTAAAGTTGGCTTGATATCACACGCCTGTTTCCAAAATTTTGTTTCAACATAAGGGACTGGTGACCTGAATTTACAAGAACTTTGACCCACAACTTTTGATTGTTTCGAAAATTCCAAATCATCAGACCATTCGTAATAGTTTCCATAGATGTTCTTAACATGCATTGCCCCAATGAGAATTGATTCCTTATGAATTAATTCACTGCCCTTCAACTGGCTCTTCTTGGATTGAGTTTCCTTGATAGGACTCGCAACATTTGTCGCTTCCTCCTTCTTACCGCTCACAACCTCCTTGTTAACCTTAGCTTTATATTTCATAAGTTTGGTTTTCAAATCAGTACCTCCAACTTCAGAGCTAGTATTAAACTCTAATGATAATTTTTCCAATCGGCTCAACTTTTGTCTTTGTCTTTTGGCTTTCCTTTTTCCAATTTCGGCTGTAGTTTTGACAACAACTGCTGGTATACTTACAACTTCCCCTGAATTAACAACAACATTTGCTATGTCTCCATAATTGGCTGCATTTCTACTTATACCCAACTGCTTATCCTTAAATATAGTGTCGGGCAATCGTTTAACATTGCCTTCCTGGTCCACTTCAAACTGATTTGTTTTAATTTCAAGATTAGATGGTATACTATGTATGGTCTTTTCTACATGTGATTTTGTCGGATGTAACTTTAAAATGTTAGCTAATTTCTGATCAATTTCAACGAACTGTTTTTGGTTTTTATCCATACTAAGCACCAACATGTCTAACCGATGTTTTTGTCCATCATAATAGTCACGAATGCTGCTAAATTTATGGTTAAAAGCTTCTTGAGTAATATACCGATGGGCTAATTCTGATTGGATCTTCTCGAGTTCCAGCAACACTTTGTCCATGCACATAAGATTTAACGTAGGTGCACTAGGCTCAATGGCTGATGCCTCCCCAGTTTCCATTTCATGAATACAATTCTTAACGGTCGCTACGGATGTTTGAACATTACCCAGAGCTGTAGTGACGGGGATCATTGCTTTACCACATCTATTACAATTGTATTTATGATGTAATTGCGTTAATCCACATTCACTACAAGTCCAAGGACTTTCCTTTTGATATCGGTTACGTTTAACTCTACGCCACCCTTTTTGTTTACTTCGGGCTTCATAGGCTTCAACACCTCTATCCTTTTTCCAGTCATCGAAACTTTTCTCTGCCATATGTTGCATTTGTTCATCCATTTCATCCATTTGATCGGCCCAACTAGCATTATTTTTCTTGCGTTCATACCTTTCAGCATTAACATACAAGTAATCATAATATTCATTCTCAAGTCTTCTATTAAAAGCCTCTTCCGTTTCGCCTTCATCATCACTATCAACTTGACGTTTGTTACCACGACGCTTCTTTCCTGTTTCATCACCATCAACTACATCATTCTTGGCAGCTGTTTCCTTAACTTTTTCTTCATTAAGATCAACTCCATCTCCTGATATTATAGTTGTGGTATTTCTGAAAACTGGTGGTATCACTGCATAATTCGCCATTTTATCCCCACCTTCCACATGTATCGCAACAATATGATTTCTCATATCTAATAACGGCGCACCTGAAGTACCTTCTGTAGTACTAGCTCCATGTTTAATAAACCAAGGTCGTATATCCTTAGATACGCAACCAGTGGTCACAGCTTCCATATTGCTTTTGTACTGATAAACAGAAATCGGACATCCAGCACTCAATCTAGTGGACACTTTACCAATTTTGAGGCCTAACATGCTATAAACACGCACAGGCCAAACCATTATAGTAAAATCCAATTGATCAGTTGGTGAATATCCAACAATATCTATCTCGAAAGTTGACATCCGAATACGTTTTCCACCTCGCTCAACCATTATATCCGCTGTTCTGTTATAATCCAAAACATGAGTAGCCGTTATTACACGGTCTTCACTAATTCTTGAAAAATAACCAACAGTTAATTCTCCAACCATGAACCTTCCAATGAACCCTGGTATTTCCTGAACTCTATAGAATTTCGATGTTGTTAAAACTGTTTCCTTAACCGTTGTCTCAGAAATTCGATTGAGATACGGATGAAGTAACATTCGTTCAACATTAGTACTATCTGTTTCCAAATATATACGAACATCTCCACTCTGTAAATACATTCCATCATTGTCACTATGAAATTTAGACTTTCCGATTATCCCTTCAGGAATTTCTTCAAGTCTTGGTTCTAGTTTGATTTTACGATTTTTCTCGTACTCTTGTACTCTAACCCACCATTTAAGCCAACAATTGCGTACTCCATTTCGTAATAAAACGAAAGGTCGTCCAGCGCATATCGACACACAACAGCATGATTCAAATACAAAATGCCAACAGGTTGCCATACTTTGTCCAACATATTTAATGAAAGGCAAAATAACATACCGCATAACCGGAAGAATTACAGCCACAACTCCTATAACCATGAAACTAATCATAATAAAAGGTATTGTGTGCCACATACTTCCCCAAGTCATTTGGTGAAAATCACTCCACCACGAAGCCATAGTCTTTGGTTCAACATTAGAAACTTGCGTTTCATCTGCAAATACGACTCTGACACAATGTGTCATTCCGTACAATCCCATAACTATGACGATAACCAACCCTTTACACGTGTGGTACATCTGATTAACAAAGTTAAATCCTCGTTTTTGATTCAATAACATCACCAATATCCAGATACTCATAACCAAATACGGAATCCACTGTTCTCGACGTTTAGTATTTCTATAAGCTTCAGCTATTCGGCTTAACCTATAGGAAGTAAACGCGTCATCAAAACAGTTTCCTCCGTATATATGATCACAACAATCACTCGTGTCATGACGAAAATCCTGAAAAGTAGTTCCAAACGCAAGCATATGACTGCTATTCGCTGGTGAACCCCGAAGGGCCAACGCTTTCCATGG